CCCAATCTTTTTCATTTGAACCTAATTGATCATAATCCATACCAAATTCTTCATTTGCTATTTCATCTTCTATATCCATTTGTTCTTCTAACATTGGTAAATCTAATGGTACTTTTCCACTTTCTGCTAATTCAAAATCAGTAAATTTATTTAAATCATTTAAATTTTTTAATTCAACTCTTTTACCATCACTATCTAACCCATAAACTGTGGCATCATATTTACCCATTCCATCGGAACGTTTTCCACTAAGTTTTTGTTTTAATTCTGCCCCTGCTCTACGCTTACTGACTGTGCTGGTAATTTCATATAAAGAAAATTCACCTAAATCTGTATCTAATACTTCTTTATCTGATCCATTAACTTGTATTTTACCTTCTTTAAATAATGATTTTGCTTCAGCATAGAAGTTAACATATGCTTCAGAACCAATTCTGTAAACACATTCAAGTAAATTAAGATTATTATTGTGGTGGAATTCTATCCCGGGGGATACTATGGCGTTTTCTTTTATTAAAAAACCTTCATTTTTTGGCTCTACTACTTTTTCTACAAATGGAGCTAATTCCTTAAATTGAAATGATTGAGTAGTTCCTGTGCTTTCTATTTCTACTGAATAGTAGGGATGTTCAACCATAGTAATAGTTGCAGTATCACCATCTTTTGTGGTAACTTTCTGTCCCATTTTAAAGACACTTTGTTGTTGAATAGTATCTTCAATGGCTTCTCTAATTAAATACCTTAATTTTAGAATATCCATAATTATTCTTCGTCTTTAGAATCGTCGTCTTTACTTTTTCTTGATGCTAGTGTATCTTTTTTCTTACTACCTGATTTTTTTTCAAGTCTTAATCCTTCTTTTTCAATAGCATCTTTTAATCTATTACATTGAGCCTCTAGTGTTGTTAATTTCTCAAGTAATGAATTTGATTCAGTTTGTAATGATTCTCTCATATCAGGGTTTGAAACTGCTTCTTGCATTTTACCTTCAATTTGAGTTCTTAATTCACTAATAGTAGTTTCTAAAGCTTTTACTTTAGTTTGACCTTTCTTATATGTTTCTTTTAAGTTAGCATCTCTAGCTTTTAATGCTTTTTTACCTGCGGCCAATGCCTTTTCTCCTGTGGTATATACTCCAATAAAACCTTCACCAACTAAGGATTCAAGTTTTTCGGATCTAACAATACCACCTTCTTTTGTATCTTTAGAAGGTTTTACAACTAGATAAACATTTCCATCTTTAGTTACTTTATCCTCAAATACAGATTTTGCTTCTTTAATTGGAGCTTTTTCGGTATAGGCCATATCTTTGCTTTCACCTTCCTCTGTTGTTGAACGTTCTCTTAACCAGTCTGTGATGTTTTCTTGAATTAATTTTTTTAAATGTGATTTTTTCATTTTATTAGATTTTATTTATACCCTTTAGAATCGAGGTAGTCTCTTACTTTTGTTAAAATTAATGATTTGGTGATTTTGCCAGGTTCATACCCTAAATCATCAAACCATACTGCAAAAGCGCCATCGAATTCAGCGGCAGTATCTATTCTTGAAGAGTATTGTTGAATCTGTTTATTTCCATCTTTGCCTTTTTTTAACATTTTTACATCTGATGGTATGTTTTTTGCAGCAACATCTTCAGGAATAAGGTCTTTTAATTTCATAATTAAGGTGATTTATTTGATAATAAATATATCAAGATATTATAACTCAGTTTCTTTTAATATTTTAACGTTCTCTTTTAATTTCTTTATCATTTCAGGGTCTACTTTACCCATACTCCATCCTTCAGCATGTCCCGCTTCACTAAAAAATTCAACTGTTTGAGGGTTATTTAAAAATTCATCTAATACTTTTTCATATTCAGTAGCAAAATCATTTTTATTTTGATTTAGTATGGACTTTTCATATTCTTCAAATTTTCCTTCTATACGAAGTTGTGTTTCTTCTTCAGTTACACAATTAAAACATTTTTTATGAACGGCCCACATTTTTTTATTATATGAATTAACTTTCATAGCCTCATTACATGAAGGACATTTTAAAGGTAATACTACTAACTGTTTTAAATTATCAAATTTAGTAACTGTTTGTTTAATACCATCTTTAATAGTCCAAGTTTTACCTTTAACTTCCCACACATCACCTTCTTTATATTCTTTAGAAGATTTTTCAAATCCTACTTGAATACGAGTTCTATCTGCTGTATTACCTGAAATGATGTTTCTTGCTCTAGCAAGATCTCTTTCTGTAAAATCTTTATTTAATTGACTTTCACTCATAATCCTAATTTTTGAAGTTCAGTAATTACTTGATCTGTTGATTTAAATAGTATTCCTATTCCATTTTTAGACTTCCATTGTTGGATATTGTCTTCTCTATCATCAATTAGTATATTATTAGGACCAGCATAATTTTGTTTATCTGCTGATCTAGCTAATACTAATTTAGTACCACTAAGGTTATTTTTAACCCATAATCTTTTACCTAAACGTGAGGATTCACTTCTTGAAGGTGAGGATAATAATATTGGTTTATATTTCTTAATATAACCCCATAATTTTTCTCCTTCTGGCATCCAAGGGATACCAACCCAAAATCTTACTCCTACTTGCCCATCAATAATATCCCAAAATGCTTCTAAGGATTTTTTTTCACTACCTAATTCAATAGTTTTTTGGGCTCTATATTCATCAGGAGATAAACCTGTGAATTGTTCAAAACGTTGTTCAAAATCACAAAGTACGCCATCCATATCACAATAGATAGTGTATGCCTTAGACATTTCTTCTTTAAATAATTCTTTTAAACTATATTTACTCATATATTCCTGGATTTTCTCTTCCAAATTTTCTCATTATAACAGCTGCTAATGAATTTGCTTCATTTTCTTCAGGTGATCCATCTTCTCCCGAATCAGGTCCTAATCTGTTATCTAAATGCTGCATTCTATGTACCATCTCATGTGCTAAGGTACGTAAGATATCAGCCATATTTCTATTATATACTACAACTTGAATATATTCTTTTCCTGGATGGTAACCTCCAAAACTATGATACGTCTGAGTAAATTCAGGTCCATTAAGTAATTTAATTTGAGGTCTATCTGTTTTTAAAAAATCAGAAGCAAAATGTAAAAACTTATTTATTGTTTTTGCTTTTTGAGGTTCCCAACCTTCATTTAATGATCTTTCTAGATCTTTTATTTTTTGGGTTAAAAAAGGTACATTCCCCCCATCATTTGGGTCGGCTATTCTTACCTTTAATCTATCAATTGTTTGTTGAGTAGTTTCTTCCTTTTCATATTTAGATTCACTTACTGATTCATTGAATATATCTAAAAATTTATTTACGTCAACTCCGTCTGGGATGAATTTTTTAATTTCTTCTCTATCTTTATTTACTATTGCTCTTCTTAAGTCAGTAGCTGATAGGTTTTGGAAAGTTCCTGCATCAAATAATTCTACGGTTGGATATTTTTCTTTATCTAGTAAACGTTCATATCTACTTTCTTCACCTTTACCAAAAACAGCTTTAATATCATGTGTAGGATTTTCTTTTACATAATCATAAACTGCTTTAACAGGGGTTGGTGTTGATATAAATTCAACATTATTTAGCTCAGGAATTACTTCCTTATATAGGTCCCATACAGCAAGAGATTCGTTATAATCTACATTTTCTCTTGTTTTTTCCGATACAAATACTATGGCCTTACCAGGAGTTTGTGTTGAAGAAGGCATTGAAGGACCATTAATTTTCCTATCATGATTCATAGCAAAATTTATTGACTTTAATATAGCATCTACGTGACCTTTATGTGGGGGTTTAAAAGCCCCAGGATATAATGCTACTGATTCTGTAATTTCCTCCATTAAAAGGAGTTTTGCTATATTTTTTCCTATTCTTTCTGGATTCATGAACGTAAGAATTTTTCAATTGTGGCTTGGGCTTCTTCTTTTGATACAGAACCATCTATAATATTTTTTACTCCTTCATCATTTAATAAAGTATTTACATCTGTATTTAATTGAGCTTTTTGTTTATCACTTCTAGCTTGCTGTGATGGAGTTTTGGGTTTAGTACCCGTTGGTTTAAATGGATCTAAATATTTTTTAATTATATCTTCTACATTTGATAATTTTTCATCTTCTAATGTATTAGCAACTGATACAAAATTTTCCCCAAATGCTGATTTGTATGCCATATAATTTTTAGTTACTCCTAACCAAGTACGTAATACAATAGCTGGGGCTAAACTTCTATCATCACCCCCTGATTTATCAAATCGGGATTGGTTTTGTCTTAATGAACGTTCTAAATCAGTATAAACATAAAGCATAAACACCTCATATCCTGTTTCTTCAAGTTGTTCTTTTAATTTAACTGTACTATTATATGAGGCCGCTGTACCATCTAGTATAAATGATTCTTTAGCTGCAATAGTATCTTGAACATCTTGTTTAAATGATTTATTAGAAGTAGCCATTGCTTTAGCTGCTATGCTTCTATCTTCTGGAGATGCATTTTTTAAATCTAGAGATACATTAGCTGCTTTTAAATTAGCAATATATTGATCATCTATATTCATTGTTTTTAAACCTCCTAGGTCTAAACCTCTTAAAACATACCCTTTACCAGCACCTGGAGCACCAGCTAATATAATAGCTTTAGGTGTTCCTAAATTTTCTGTTAGGATTTCTTTTAGTATGTTATTGATTTTATACATTGAAATGTGTTTATGTATAAATATACGAAGAATTACTTAGGAATCCACATTAATTTGCGATACTGTTTTAAAAGTCGTTGTATAAGGTGTTGGTTTAGGGTTTTCTAAGTCAAACAGAGCTTTTACATGGCTAAATATTTCTAAATTTTGTTCTTGAGTACGAGGTGACTCGTATATTTCCCAATTTTTCCCTTTTATCTTTTTACCATTTTTATCGGGTCCACGTGATTTAGATTTTAACCATAATACTGCTACTCGATCAATATCTTTCCCATAACATTCTTCATAACATTGAGCATATATTGCCCCTTGTAAATCATATGTTGTTTGTAAGTGATTAGATGTTTTAAAATCTATAATCCAACGTTCCATTTTACCATCAATTTCGATCTCACATACTAAATCACAAGTACCTGCTACTTCAATTTTATCTGAAAATAAATGTACTTCGGCTTCAATTAATGTTGGGTTATAAGTTTCCCAAAAGTCTACAAAACGTAAAAACATTTGCCATACATGAGAGGGCATTCTAGGGTTACCATCATCATACAAAAATTTAATTTCTTTACCGTTTAACCAGTCTTCAATCATTTCATGTACTAATGTTCCTTCTTCTGCTGCTTTCTTAACAATCCATTCCGCACTATAACCTACTTTTTTAAGCCAGTCCTCAAAATATTTACCTTTTGGGTAAGAGCTCAAAACATGAGTTACTGATGGGTAGTATTTACCATTTCGTCTATAATACCTTGAATCAGGCATTGTAACTTGTTGGTAATCATCCGAAATTTCTAATAACCTTTTGTATGATTTTTTGATCATAAGTTTAACTTTAAGTTAAGAAGACTTGAAAATGTAAAGGGTTGTGCTTCCTGAATTTTATTGGTAAATAATGTGAACCCCATATCAGAGGGGTCTTTCCCTTCTAATTCTACTACATATAATTTTTTTCCTGCTTTAAGTAACTGTTCAGATATTTTGCAAGTTGATTTTATTGCATCTTCATCTAAAGCTAAGTATACTTTTTTAACACTATTTGTTACTATTTTCTTCATTAATTTTTTAGAAATATTTTTCCCAAATAGGGGAATAGCATTTCTTTTTATTGCTATGGCATCAAATGCTCCTTCACATAAAACTATAGGAAGATCCCAGTTAATTCTATTTTCAAAACCAATAATATTTTTATCTGAAACTGGGGCATCATATTTCCTATGTGCGTCAGGTAAAAAAGACCGTGCTATAAAATATTCTAATTCTTCATCAGCGTTGTATGTAGGAATAATAATTTTATTTGCAAATCTTCCTTTTTCACAATATCCTATTTGATATGAAAAAATATCATATATGCTTAACCCTCTATTTTTAAGATAAGTTAAAGCATGTCTTGCTAAAATGTTTGATTTTGAAATTTGATGTAAAGGGATATACTCCTCAGGGAGTTTAATATCAAAATGTTGAACTACATTATCATACTTTTCGGTAGTACCTAATATAGAATGTAAAGATGTAATTTTATCTTTACCTACTTTTTTTCTTTTAAATAAAGAACTTAGGGTTTTACCTCTAGCATCACATACCCAACAATGCCAAGGATTTAGATTCTTTTTAGTTGGTACTAAATTTACCTCTAATTTTTTCTTCCTATGGTTACAAAAAGGACACGCGAACGCATAATTTCCTCTAGAAGTAGAAGAACCCTTTCCTAAAACGGACTCTACTAGCCCTAATAACATATTATTAACCATTAATTATAAGTTTTCTCCTGGACGTAATGTTGACTTCCAGTTCATTTCTACAGGTTTATGTAATTCATAACCTTCTCCACTTACTTTTTTATTAGTTCCATATTTGTAAAGATTTCCTTTAAAACTTTCACCATTAATTCTTCGTCTACCATTAAATGATCTAAATTCACGAGATGTTACTCTATACCAGTTGTCTAGTTTGGGTAAATAAATTTCTAGATTCCTAGCTGTGTCAAAATCATATTCCATTTTAACTAAATTACCTGTCTTCTCACTCATATACTTAACCGTTTTGGTGGAATATACGAACCCTAGATCAGTTCTCCAAATCTTTTGGAAAAAATTTACCTAAAATATTATCGTTGTATGTTGTTTCGGGCTTGTTTAATACCTCATAGATTATTTGGTAATGCATTTCCCAATATGTAGCTTGTTTTTTTGTTTCACACAAACGGAGGATGGTTTTATCAAATTTACCTTCACCTATAGATTTAACATCTTCTAGTAATGGTTTAGAAGAACCCCAATAGGTTTTCCAATTTGATTCTTTAATTACAGTTCTTTTACGTTTGTATCCTTTTAGAGGTGGGATTTTTCTAGTATTTTTGAAAATTTTTTTCCCAATATAAAACTTATTATTTTCAGTATTTGTTATTTTATAAACAAAACCATAATAATCTTCAATGTTAAAACCCTCTGGATAATTCCAGTTATGAATCATATCTTATTATAAAGTTAGTATCTGTTGTACTTGATAATGGTATTGATTGTGCTAATTTGGCTACAGCTAATAATTGATTTACATCATTATATAAACCTATGGTTGTTACATAAGGTTCAAAAAAAGAGGCTGTAGCAAACCCTCTTAAAGATCCTGAAGTATCTGTAGATATAGTAGGGTTTTGTGAAACATTAAATTCATTTTCCCCTATTGTACATACTACCTGATGTTCATTGATAATATGTTCATTATTCCATGTTAACTCTACTGATCCACTAAATCGTTTTTTTGCTCTCATTATTGGTTTTGTTGTAAGTTATTTCGGTGGCCTAATCTTATTGTTAACTTATAATCTTGGTCTAAATTAGGACTAGCAGCTACTGATATTTGGAATGGGTTTTGGTAAACTACTCCTTGACTAAAGTTTTTAGTTGTCGTCCCAAATAAAGTTGATGTTATAGTTGCATTTCCTAATATATTTGTACCTTGTGGGCTAAGAGTTGATAATCCACTTGTAGTGTCAAATAAATAGTTTATATTCATGGATTGGTTACTAATCCAACTTAAATCAAAGTCTACTGATTCCCCAGCATTCATTAAATATGTTCTTACATTACCCCCAGCTTGTACTATAAATGAATTATAATCTAAGTTAGATGTATCACTATTAACAGCTACTTCTAATGATGTTACTCCTTCAAATCCATTTCCAAATGAATCTTGTATTTCATCTATAGTTGAATTTTCATCTAAGATAAAATTAACTTGAAGTGTATTAGTAGTTGAAGGGACTTCAAATGAAGGTCTTGCTACTTGTAAAGCATAATTTGGTGATGGGGTAGATTCAAAATCTACGGCACATACATTAATATACCTAAAGTAAACAGTATTACTTAATATATTGGAACCACTAATTTGATAACTTCCTGTCCCATTTGTATATGTCCCATGTGCAAAAGAATATTCTTCTATTTGAGAAAAATTATAGGACTGGTTTAAATTTGGAACACCTGCTAATTGGATAGTTCCTGAAAGGGCAGGTATTAATGGAGATTCTGCTGAACCTGTATGATATTCTATATCATAAACTCCATTACTTTGAGTTGCTGCGCTAATTATTCTCCCTTTAAGACAATTTTGTTCTAATACACAAGCTTCAGGATCAAAAATTTTATAAAAATAATTTCTCCCACTTAAATTAACAAAACTACTTTGGGATTCATATAAACTAACATTAAAATCAAGATTTACTACACTACCAGAATCAGGCCCTTCAGTAAAAAACTGAGAAGCTGTAGGGTGTATTTTAAATCCTGTATTTGTATAATTTGATTGTGCCATGTTTATCCGCTAGGGTCTATATTTAAATATCTTGAAACTATTTCAAAATTAGCTGTGGTTGAGTTTATTTCATCATTAACTTTAGACATTGTTAAAATTAAAGATGCTGTATTTGCTGCATTACCTAAATTACCAAAATAATCACTACCAACGTAGTTATTTTCTGATCCACTCATTAGAGCACCTGTTATTATTAAAGATGCTGTTATATCTTGATTACCTTTAAAATAACCTGGGAATTTTCTTACAAGTCTTTGTACATATTGAGTATTAGATTCTGCATTGCTCATTACAACTACTAAATCTTCTGTGTTAATATAACTAAAACTTCCAGTAAAATCTAATGAACCACTAGTATTAAATTCACTTATTAATTTATTTCTAGTTGGGTTATTAGGGTTATAATTTACTTCACTAGCAGACCCAGTATATATTTTAATATTTACCCCATCTAAAGGCTGACCATTTAATAAATTTCCAGTAAGTGAAGAACTATCAGATAAGGCTGTATTTCCTTGAAAATCTGGTTTAAGAGCTCTATAAAAATTTAAAATTCTATAAGGGTTTGATGTCGCACTTACTTGTTCACAATAAGAGTTATTATAAGCCCATTGTCTTTCATATAAAGTTTGACCTTGTATATCAGTTGAACAAGTTACATTAGTTATAGTACTTGGTGTTTCCATAAAAGCTCCAAAATATCCACCTCTCAAAATACCAGGTGTATCTGTTAAACTTGGGATAACAATTGTGCTTTGTGTAGATATGTAATGGGCTATAGGGGGTTGGATTGCAAAAGGACTATATGGTGACCCATATTCATATATATGGAAAGTAGTTTCCGGTGTAATAGCAGTTGTATTATGAAATGTAATCTGATTTTGAAATGGATCTGTATAATCTGCTGATGCTGAAAAAGACATTGATCCCGGGCTATTGATTACAAAATTTTGTTGAATTTCACACCCAACAGCATCTTCAATTTTTACTAAATAACTACCTGTATTTAAGGAATATAACCCTACTGTATTTGAGTTTGGAGGTATAGTGTCAGTAAATCCGTTTGGATATGTAATTTCAAATGAAAATGGTGGTACTCCACCTTCAACAGACCCTGTTAAACTACCATCTTGTTGATTAAAGCAACTAACATTAGTTGCATGAAATGAAAAAGTAGGATATTGGGAAGCTGTCATGGGTACTATATAAGATTGAACACATCCCGCTGAATCTTGTAAATATACTCTATAACTACCTGTGTTTAAATCAAGAAATGTATATGGGGGTGTATGCCACCCAGCTAAAGGTGCACCTGGATCTGCAGGAGCAGGTAAGTCAGATGGTCGAGCATCTAAAGATACCGAAAGTGGGGGAGTTCCTCCACTACCTGTTACAAATATTTTACCTAATCCTACTGCCATTATATTTTAAATATGTCTTTTAAAGCTATATAATTTTCATTATATTCACCCTTATTAAATTTTTCCTTCCCCCATAAATATGAGTTTGAAGGTTTTGTATATGTTCTTTTATATAATCCAGGAATTAATTCTTCTGAATTGGCTAAGTTTTTTGTTGATACAATGTTTCCATTTATTTCTTTACTTAAATTTTTCCAATTTCTAATTTTAGTTGTTTCTTTCCATTCTTCACTAAAATACCATAATTGGTTACTATGGAATATATCGATCAATTGTCGGTTCTCAAAACCTAAAATCATACTTTGATCTAAAATATTTTTAAATTCATTATAATCCTTTATTTCTCCTAATAATATTATATCTACATCCCATGTATTTTTTACTTTAAATAAAGCACTTCCTACATATATTTCATATTTTTCTACTCCTGGAATTTGGAGGAACTTTTGGTACCATTTATATAATAAACCCTTATTTGGTCTTTCCCATCTAGTGTTTGTAACAATATCTCCTATTTTATATTCAAATCTCATATATTATCAGGATGATATTCCTCCCCCTCCTTGATTATTACAAAGCATAGTATTATTAAACGAAGAACCATTCCAATAAGATAATAGGAAACCATCAGTATACCAACCAACTTGGGCTGCAGTACAACCAGATGTGTTTCTTAAAATAGTAGTCTGTTGCCAATTACTATTATTAGTTCTAAGGAATAAGTTTATATTAACATCATCACAATCAGCACTATTTAATAATGATAATATAACATCTGTAGTACCACAAATATAACTAATTGAAGGTGTTACACTTCTTGTTGCTGTTTTTGTTCTACTTGGTGTAGTTGTTACAGTTGGGGTTCTAGTTGGGGTTGGTGTTGCTTGAAGTGTACCTTGTGTTACAGATGGTGTAGGTGTTAAACTAGGTGTTTTAGATATACTAATAGATGGTGTTTTACTTCTTGTTGGAGAAGGGGTTTGAGATGGTGAAGGGAAAATAAATGGATTATTAACACACCATCCTACAGATTGAGTTGCTACATTTAATTCTAATGCAGGGTATGTATTAGAATAAGGTAGTTCATATACCGTTTCTTCTCTATCTTTAATATAAATTATACCATCTAATGAAGCACTTATACTACCTGATACTACAGGGAAACATAAATCAGGTACCTCTTTATAGTTAAACCCATCATTAGACCAACTATAATGTGGTACTCCAAAATCTATTGAAAATGTTACTGCTCCTTGAGGGTGAGGTTGATAAAAAGTATTATCTCCCCCTTGAATTAAATCCGGAAAACATACATTTTCTATTTGTATTAAGGATCCTGTTAAGTTTTCTTTTTCTAATATAAGTTCTAAAGAAGCACTATTACTTGTTCTTCCCAATTCATTTCTTACAGTATACCCTAATGAATAATTTCCAGGAGTAGTACTTATTTCATCTGGGGTTAAGGTTATGAACCCATTTGAATCCATAGAATAATTAAAAGGCCAACTTCCTGTATCATGGAATACAATAGTATCAGGATCTAAAGAATAACAATCATCAAAATCGTTAACTAATAAATCTATAACTTTACTACAACTTACATTTAATCTAGTTTGGAAATCATTTACTGCTACAGGAGAACTACCTAATATACATAAAAATTCAGGGTGTGTAACAACCGCTACACCATGTGAATAAATTATATTACCTATATACGTTGTATGTGCATTTTCAACGTTTAAAGGATGTACTGAAGATGAATCAGGTCCATATACTACACCATTATAATCCGAATCTTCACCGCTGTAAGGCGCTTGGAATACGGAAGCAGTATAGGCATATATATTACCTAAACCATCATCTTTTATTAAATATTGACTTGAAGATATTTTAAAACTTCCAGGATTTACACCTGATCCAATTTTATCTTTAGCAAAATCAAGTACAAGTAAACTTGCTTGATTAGAGCCATCATATGAAGAAGATTCATATAAACTACTACTGTCATATAAATCTCTATACCCACCCCTTAAAGGAAATTGTTTGATTACAGTATCTAAACCTCCAGAAACTAGGGTTGTTTGGTCAAAATTATCATAGGATGAGGATCTAAAAAAAGAACCTGTTAAAGAACCTGTTATATAATTGTAATAATATAAATGTTTTATTCCCTCATAAACTAATTCTCTATAACTCCCATCGGGGTTTTGTGGAGAAACAGTTGGAGCAAATAAAGCACCTGATACAGGTCGTTGTCCAAACAAGACAGTATATCCACTATCTAATAAATTTTCTAAGCTAGATGAATAGCCTTTATTAGCTGTATACTGTTCTGTAGATACATCTTGGAGATTTAATTTTTTGTATGCAAAACTCATTCATTAAAAATCTAGTTTAACTCTAATAAGAGCTTCTTTTGTAAAATCCTTAACTAAAGGCTTACTCATTTTTGCTACTGCTAGTAATTCATTATTATCATTATACATTCCTACAGTAGTAACATATGTTTGTGGGTTATTAATTAAACTACTATAAACAAATTCTCCACTACCACTAATCATAGATGGGTTTGTTGTATAATTAAAATCACCATTTGGTAATCTTACAAATACAAAATCGGAAGTAATTGTTTCTTGTGAATTTAATTTAAAAGTTCCAGAAATAAATCTTTCAAATAAAACATTATTATTTGTATTTAAAGCAGCATCTGTAGCTGATAAATCAGCAGGTATACCTAACCCACCAGAAGCAAAATCTAAAGATAAAGCACTAGCATTTAGTACAAGTAAACCTACATCTGGGAGGAATTTTCCATATTCACCTCTTGGTGTCGACCCTGCAGTTGTTCCTGAGGATGATACTGGGGGAATAGTGTGAGTTGAACCATTAGATCCACTTACAATTGTGTATACTCTACCTGCATCTGTATATGTTAAAGTAGAAACATCTTTACTATTATCTGTTAAACTTAAGATTCTAGAAGATGTTGAATAATCACTTAATTGTAAATTAAAAGTTCCTGGGAATAATGATTCTTTATATCTTGCTCTTTCAATGTTTATTACATAAAAAGCATCAGCATTTGAATTTCCTGTTCCAAAATTAAAATTTGTATTTTCATCTCCATTTACTAATGTTCTATATTGACCATAAGTTACTCTTGAAGGTGAAATACCCGGGATAAGGGTATTAAAAGCACCAGAGCCTGAACCTGCTTTATGTCCATATGCAATTTGAAATTGCACTTCTGATGAACTATCAGATTCTATTTTATCAAATACTGGGAGGTAGAAATATTTTTCTACTTGGTTATTAGCATTTGATGAGGTGAAAAATTGGGTTAATTCTGTTTGTTTATTAGACCATAAAGTAGATACTATAGAATCAGCACTTACTACAAAGTCTTCAGAATTTATGGGTAAAAAGCTCATATTCTATAAGTTTAGTTTGTTACTTGAATTATGTTTACTGGAATTGTTAATCTAGCTCCTGAATCTCTACCTATTATTGTAAGTTGAGTTTGAACTGTTGCATTTCTTGCTGCTCCATTATTAGTAAACAATGTATTTGTTGTAGTAGCAGTAAGTGTAATATTAGTACCCACTACTGTTTGTGAAACATTTGTTCCTATAGTAGTTGAATTATTTAAAGCTTCAGCTTCTGGAGTGTTAATTCCAGTTCCTTGGAAACTACTCATAGTTCTAACATCACCTATTGTAGCTGTGTATCCGGATGCTTCAAATGTTGTAGAAGCTCCTAAATAATTTAATGTTTGTGGGTTAATATTTAAACTAGCTCCTTGTCTTAATGATATACTAGAATATCCTACATCTAATATTGGTAGTTTAGAAGTACCTCTTGGTAGGGTAACTAATTTATATTTCATTATTTGAGTTTCATCCGGGAATGCTTCTAGTACTGGCATTTTTTCTATTGCCTCTCCAAAGAAAGCTGATCCTGATGGATGGTTTTCATTATATAATGTGTAATCTACTTCATCATCTGATAGAGCAAATTGTGTAATTCTAAAAGTGCCATCATTTTTAGCCATTAATTCACGGCCTTTTTTAGTTAAAATGGCATCTAGTGTAATTGTTGTATTGTTTAAATATCCCATAATTTTCTAAATGTTGTATATAAATATAGTAAAAGTTTTTTTTATAATAAGTTTTTAGCTTTTAAATTAGCTATTATATTCCCTGCTCTTTCTTTTAAGGGTTTTCCTACATAATGTGGTAATATAAAACCATCACTTGACTCATCCAAGCTTGATGTGAGGAGAGATCCAGATTCTGGTACTCTAATGGTATTTTTGGTAACATCTAATACAATAGATGTTTCATCTGGTATCTTTTTATATATTACAAAGTTTTGAATGTATTGAGGGTTTGAAGCTGCTAATGAACTTGAATCATAATCAAGACAAGCTTGTGGAGGAACTGGGGTAGATTTATCAAATTCAATAACTAACCTAGTATCAGCATAAGTATAAGTTCCATTTCTAGATGAACCACCATTATAAGCTTCTGACCCACTTGGTTTTATACCCCTCCCTCTAAAGGCATTATTTTGTATTATATTAGTAACTTCCCTTTCAAATGATACTGGGAGGTCACTATCATTTGTAGATCCTGGTATGTTGTGGAAATTTGTAAATCTAAAAATATCTCCTTGTTTAATTTCAAATAATTCATCCTTACTTACCTTAATACTACTTGAGGCTGCAAAATTCAAACTACCCGTTTGAATAAACTTTTTATGAAATCTAGTTAATTGAGCTGATGCAGTTAATTGGTAAGGAGCTTGTGGATTTCTTTCCCAAAAGAAAGTAGAATTTGCATCTGTAGAATCATATCGAGATCCCGTATCTACACTTCCTGTAATGTTTATGTAAACTGGTTGACTATTTAGTAATCCTGATTTTCTCACATTATTTACAAATATAGTTGATGGAAGACCTTTTAATACTGAGGTATCTTCTATATCATAGTCAATAGGTGAATTAGTATACCCATTATTATAATATGGGTTGTAAGGATCATACGTGTTATCATTCCAATTTGATGGGTGGTAACTATTATTATCTTGTTCTTGTTGTAAATCTGGTAGTCTTATCACTCCTGAGAGTTGATTTACTTCTGAAGGTATGATTTCAATGTTATTAGCCTCGTTAACGGTTTGTTTACCTAACATTAGAGGTGATAAATAATTAGATATTCCAGGAGGAATTTCTACATATACACCCCTTTCTTGAGTAAAGTTATAAGTAACTTTAATTACAATTTCATCTTCAGCTAATTTATTAACTTGTATATTACTTGGAGAAACACCTAAATAATTTCCAAAAGTAGAAGAATTTACTATTGAAGTTGCTCCTGTTTGACTTACTAATTCATTAGCAGCCTGGATACCTACTTTTATTCTATATCTTAATGATAAGTTTCCTCTAACAAACCCTAATAGGGCCTTATCTAAAGTTTCTCCTTCAAACCCAAGTAAATTTCTACTTACAGGTACTTTAATTTGACCTTGAATTTTAATAGTTTTTTGCCCAGAGTTTGGAACTAAAAGAGCATTATCAAAATTATAATCACCTAAGTCGATAGTACCTAAATCTGCTTCTTCAGTTCCTATATTTGGAATAGGGATTGAAACAGGGGTTGGGAAGTTTAGGGTTAATCTACGAGATGGAAAAGAATGATAGTTAACCAAAATAGGTTCAAATCTAAACCCTCCGGCATATATTCTTTGGGAACCATTTAGGTAACTATTATCATAAGGTAATTCTTGGTCTTCTAAAGACAATACTAATGGTTCTCTATTATTAAATATGTTTTGAACTAAAAATAAATTATTATTATCTCTAGTTAATTTAGTTACATTATCATAACCATCTATTAAATATTTTAATTCTAATTGTGTTCTATTAGGAAATGAACCTGATGTTGCTACTGTTGCTCTTTTAAAATATCCAAATTCATCTGTAGCCTGCCCCATAGTAGGGTATCTACCATAACCACTATCTCCGGGGGTGTATACATTTAATTTAGCTGATACTGATCTACTTCCCTTATATCTTGGGTTTATAACACGAGTTTGAGTATAATTACTTTCTTGGATTGAGGCATTTAAAAATGTAGAATTTTTTTCTTCAATTTCACCTAGTAATCTTTCTTCTATAAAATTTAGATTAACAGGTGTTACTGAATCTGTTGAGTAGTCAATATCTAAAAAGTTATCATTAGTTCTATTTTCAATAACATTTTGAAATGTTGGGTTTAATGGAACCTTAAATGAATTAAATATTCTAGCTGATGTACTTCTACCTTCATTAATTTGAATATTAGTAAAAAGTGCTCTACCTGCAGTATTATTTACAGGATAACCTACATTCCATTTTAAATACCCAGGAATGCTACTGACTGGTGAGAATGATAAAGAACTAGATATATTTAATGATTGGGAAAATACTGTACCAGGTGGAGTAAATAAGGTTTCTTCATAATGATACCAAGTTCTTCCTCCTATAGTGGTTGTTTCAATTAATGATCCTGTTTTACCACTAAATTCAATATTCGCTCCAATTTGTGTAGCTGCAGCAAATCCAAAAAATGCTCTATTTTTTTCTCCATTATAATCATCAGTATAAGAAACCCAAGTACTAACTGTATAATTAGTACTGCCTTTTAAATTTTGAAATTCTAAATTTAAACCAGTTACACTACCTGATGGTAAAAATTGTGATGATAAAGAGATAACATATTCAGAATCTCCAGGATTTTGGATTTGGTCTACCCTTATCTCATCTAATAATGTAGGTTTATAATAGGATTGTGTTTGATATGTACCATAAGGTATATTTTTATCTGCAACATCACCACTTTGGACTAAATCACCAAATGGGTTTAAATACCTTAATAAACTGTCATCATCTTCATAAACTACATTTCCTTCTGGAAGTGAATAGGCTGTTATAATAGATCCTCCAAACTCACCTGTAAGGCTTTGTCTTTGATCTGATTGTACTGTTGTAATACTTCCTGTTGGTGTTAATATAGATTGGGTAAAAGATGTATTCATTTCTACACCTTCGGCATTTGATCCTGTAATTGAAACTAATTTCTGATTTAAGTCAGGTAAATAAGGAAGTGTAAGCATTGAACCTGAGTATTCAGGTCTTGTTGTAGTTGCTCCTAAAAATGGATATTTTGATCTTTCTAATAAATTAGGTTTAATTACTAACCCCGTTGCTAATCTAGCTTTAGCAGGAACAAAATCCTTAATCATTTTAAATAAAGAATTATCATAATAAGATAATAACTTTATAGTATCTAAAATATTTTGCTTTCTTATATATTTTTTAAAATAGTCTTTTCTAAGAAAATCTAAATCTTTATAACTTCCAGATGCAGCTTCTGCTGGGTCTCCTATAAATTCATCTATATTAAAATAACCTAAATCATTTATAATATCATCATTAACAGCATTTTGTGGTGAAATTGCTACCTCTAAATAAGATAAATCTTTAGTATATGCAGGGTCATAAGGTTCCTGAATACTAATATGAGGGGATAATTGTGATCCTGTTACTAGTGATTGTGATGGAATTCTTATTTTGGAAGTTACTTCAGTATAAGCCCCAACATTAGGAGGATTAACTAAAGCTGAATATATACTATGACCATACCCTACTGAACTTGAATTTATAATAAAAGCATCTGAATATATTTCATTCCCTCCTGATCCATTTTCATAATAAAAAGAACCGGTTATTGGTGCAGAACCCGTAACTGAGGGATGACTGGAGGTTAGAAAAGGACCTTTTGATTCGACTAAATCATCTCCTAAGGCAATCCTAAATGCTAAAGTGTTATATGCTGATGACATTTATTTTATTTTCATATAAATATTAATTAATAAAACTTTTTATTATGGAGTCCAATTATATACGGGTTGAGAATAAGCTTGATTATTTGAAGCACATAAATTATATTGTGGTGTAATAGTAACATTACTAGGATTTGTTGATGGTGTTGATAAAGAACAGAATAGTACTGGATCATTAAAAGCACTTACATATATAGTTTGTGGTATTCCGGCACAATCAGTATAGAATAAAGTTGTTGATGGTCCTGCTATGTGATTTGCTACATATTCTAAACAAGCCCCTTGACTTGGACTTGGGAGTATTATCGGTGTTGATTTTGGTGTTTTAGGTGGTGTAGCTGTCGGTGTTTTAGATGGTGTTGCTGTATTTGAAGGTGTAGTTGTTAAAGATGGTGTTTGTGATACTGAAATACTTGGTGTTGTAGATGGAGTAACTGACGCCGTTCTAGATTTTGTTATTGTTGGAGTTGGTGTTGATGATACTCCTGGGGTACTACTAATTGAAATTGTAGGTGAAGGTGTAGCACTTTTCGATTTACTTGTTGTTATACTTCTTGTTATACTAGGTGATTGACTGATACTTGGAGTACCTGTAGGTGTGATTGATGGTGTAACAGATGGTGTTTTAGATGGTGTACTAGTTGGAGTTACGGTTGGTGTTCTAGTTGGTAAAGGTTTTGGTTCATCATTACCTACAATTGACATTGGGTTTAATGTATGTAAATCGAATGCTGATTGTGATAATACTGTTTTCCAATATCTAAGTTCTTGAAATGAACCACTAAATGTAGTAAATTCAGGTGCTAAAACATCTCCTAAACCAGAACCTCCTAAATAACCATACATTGGAGGTCTTTGATAATTATCATATAAAACATCAGTACCATCCCATATAGCTCCAACTCCATCATACCCATAATATTCTTCTAAATCCCATTGTTTAAAGAAGTTCCATGAAGAATTATATGAAGCTGATGTAGATCCAGTTATAAAAATACTTTGTGAATCTTCCCATCCTATTACTTTACCACTATCTCCATCGTATATAGAATTTTTAGCATATATCCAGTATCTATTATCTGAACCAGTATCTGATAATCTTAATCCTCCCGTTTCTCTTTGCAACATTACATTCCACCAACCACCATCAAAGAATGGTAAATACATAGGAGATGATGTAACATAACCCTCTGCACCTGACATAAATAGGCGCATTTCACCATATTTTTCATGTTGTTTATTTAATGTATCACTACCATAACTTGAGTTAGATTCTGAGGAATAAAATAATTGAATACCAAAATTAACTGATTGGGTTAGTGGTGATCCTGAATGGGGATAATTTACTTGAAATAAGGATTGTGAATATTGATCATCGTAAGGAGTACCAGGTGTTTGAAATCTAAATTCAATTGTATCTGGGACTATATCTAAAGCACCCCCATCATATAAACTCTGGCTATCTGGGTTATCAAATGTAGTATTAATATCATCATATCGAGGTTCTTCAACGGGAACTATAGGTTGCCAATGTAAATTTACACTACCAAAAGGTGAATTATAATAGGAACCACTTCCATCATATGAAGCATCACTATCATAAAGCATACTTCCTGAATTAGCTGTGTTAAATGCGTAGCTAAATCTATCTCCAAACTGTTTTATTAAATCTGTATCTTTTTTATTGTAACCCCCAAATTCTCTAATTTTAATTACAGTATCAGGAATACCAAAACAATTTAATAATGCTCTTAATCCATTTCTAGTACCTCTAGTTTTTAATAAATAAGGTAAATTATGGTATACTCTTTTATATATTTCTTTTGATATTGTATCTTGTGGTATAGATTGAACAGATTCAGTTACATAATTTTCTATTCTTAAAGAACCTGTACTTGGGAGTAAGGATCCAGAAGGGGTAATACCAAAAAAGGCACTATATATGTCCGCACTACTTCTACTATTAGTATATAATTTTATACCAAAGTTTTTTAATGTTTCAGCTACTAAATCTTTACTAATACCAGCATCTGGTCTATTATCTGCATCTCTTAAATCTGTAATTGCTCTTTGATAAGTCCATAAAGTATCATAATGTTGACCTAATAAACCACAAAATAATTCTAATTTATCATTACCACTATCCTCTTGAATATATGCAGGTAAGGTATTCCAAACATAATTTCTATTTAAATTATCATAAACAGATGCTGAATCGATTTGACCTCCATAATAGGGGCTTGTATAATCTAAACTCCCAAACCAAGTTTTTGCTACCTCACTATCTACAGGAGCATTTACAAAAGGTTGATTTAATGAAGAAGTATTTAAAGATGAACCATAAGGTTCTGATGAATATCCTGAATAAGCATATGCACCTGCATCTTCTACTTTAGGCCAGGCTGTAGATTCTGATGTGTAGAATAGATAATAATCATAATCATCAAATTTATCTATAATAACATCTATTTTATTTTGAAGTATAGCTTTACTAGAAGATAAATAAGTATTATTTGTTAAAGGATTTAATGCATTTAAAGAATCTAAATCTCTTGTAAACCCCTGAATTAATGTTAATTTATATTGAAAATTCTCTAATCTTTGACGTGCAGAAGAAAAGTGAATGTAATTATCATACTTTGTATAATCAATGTTTATATCAATATCACTACCAGATATAAATGAAGATAATTGTTGGTAAGAAGAACTAACAGAAGTATCTAATAAATTAGATATATTAAAATAAGGGGTTGTTAAACCCTGCATTTGGTTTAGTTCAATATTAGTATTAGGTCCTCTTAAATAATTTAATGAACTTACATCTTCTTCTTCTGATGTTCTAAAAGTAGCTGAATAATCAAAAGAATATGGTTGAGAAATTTCTTCAGATAACCATAATTCATCTTTTATAAAAAAAGTTGTAGGAAGAGGTTCATATAATTTAATAAATAAACTAGATTCACTTTCGTCATCAGTTTTAATTAATAAATTAACCCCTATAAAAACATCATTTTCTCCAAAATTTAAAACAAAATCAGAGTAATAACTTTTTTGTGCTCTATTTGTTATATAATCAAGATAGGTTTGGTTTAAAGTATTAAAATCTGTAGTTAAAGAAGTTACTTTAATTTCTGTTCTATCCTGAGAGATATCACTAATAAAAAATTTATTAGAAGAATTACTATTTACAATATCACGATAAAAATAATAATTTACTTGAAAGTTACCATAATCATACCCAGCATTATTAACAAATTCTTGTGGGTCAACTAATAAATCTCCATATAAATCTCCTTCAAAACTATCCCCTAATGTATATCTAGTATAATTATATTCTGAGTCTATTAGTTCTTCATTCCCATCATATAAATGGACTTCAATTCTATCATTTGGGTTTCCAAATAACTTATCAAAGGATTTATTAGTTATTAAGTTTGTATCTTTAGAAGTATAGTCTTGAGATATAAAGGGGGTAGATTTTAAAACACTTATTTTTTCCATTATATATTATCTTGATCTAGGTTGGGTTCGCTTAATTCAAGTGTTGCTTTTTGATTTTCTAATAGCTGCATCCTTAAATCATTAATTTCATTTAATAATAATTCTACTTCTTCTGATTGGGTTGAAATTCCTACATATTCAGTACTTCTTCTAATTAATTCTTTATGAGAATATTCTCCCTCAATAGGCATTTCATAAAACCTTTCATCATATATTTCAAAAAATTGTTTTGGGGTAATCATACCTTCTACTATTTCATCATTTACAGATTCAATAAGTTGAGAAAACTCAATATCTATAACTTTAGGATAAGTGTTTTTTCCAAAACCTGTTCTTTTAAGTTGTATTTTTTGATCCATTATCTTATTAATTTAAAATAATTAGTTTCATCATCTATTATTATTGTTTCCCCCTCTACTATAGTTTTAATTACTATTTGATAATATCTTTCAGGTTCTAAACCATCCATATATAATGTAAAATAATTTTCATTATCATTAGCACTTAATTTAGTAAATTGAGAATCAAAATCTACTACCATTTCTTCAGTTTTTACATCCTTAAGACCATAATAAGATGAAGTAGGTAATATTTTAGTATTTAAATATACAGAAGAAGTTTGGAACATCCTAGTAGGGAATGTATCTCTTGCTTTTACTTTAAATTTATAAACGCTACTATCTTCAAATTGAGATTTTAAATTAATAACTTTAGCAACAAAATCACTAGAAGTAACTACAGTAGCAGTAGAACTAAAATCAGAATCATCCCATTTAATCTCTAATGTTGGAGGGTATATGGTATGAGTATCTACCGAAAAGAATTTTAGTAAACATAAATTTTCTCTAGTTTCACTTGTTTCATCTAATTTTAAAATAAAACCTTCATTAGATATAGTACCACTTTCCCATAACAATATATGAGGTTTAACATCTATATTTACATCTTTATTAGTAGTATAAGTAAAATTTTGTGATGAAGTTGGTACTAAACCAGTTCCACCATAATACCAAGTACCCCCTCCAGGAATACTACCTGAAAATGAAGCTGTAACAAAAGGTTCAAAACTATCATCAGCCCAAGGTAAAGATCCTGAGTTTTGGGTGAATACCCAAGAACATCCATTGGTTGTTTTAGGGATATCATGGTTTCTACCTGTACCCATTCCCCAACTTTGTGAAATAGCAGAACAAAATATATTATAATCTAAAGGAACTCCTTCAGCATGTGCTAAAAATAATTTTAATGAGGCAGAAAAGTCATTACTCCCAACTTTATTAGATAAAATGTTACTAATTTCAGATGAATTAAATTTAATTAATGATCTTTTATAGGCAGGAAGTGTTCCCATAGCAGAAGCATCAAGGCTTGAAGTGCCATTAAAAGTACCTATTTCTAAAATTTCATCTCTACCTTGGTTTTGAGCAGGGAAATTAGAAACTATTGTTGCATCTTTATCAGGGAATAATTTGTATATTGCCATTTTTTAATATTATAATGTTGTTATTCTACCTTGTAGATCTAGATCAGGGAATTTTACTTCAAAAATACTTGGGTCTAAAGAAGGGTATATAATTTGTTTTATTGTTGCTCCATCCATATCATAAGCGAATGGGGAATATTCTCCATTTACCTTATTTATAAATTCAACACTTTCTACTGTTTGAACACCTTCTACCTTATCTAAAAGAGTATATATATCTCTTATAAAAATTGGTTGGTTTATTTGCCAACTATCTCGGTTAAAGTATTTTTTAAGTTCTTGTAAACATAAATTTATAGTAGCTGTAGTACTAAAATTAGGTCTAGGAATTATTTCAAAATTAACTCCAATGTTTATAATAAAAGCATCTTTTATATTAACAGCATCTGTTAACATTCTATATTCAGATAAAAATGTTTCTAAATTTTGTTTAAGAGCATTATTAGATACTGATAAAGTTCCATCTTGTTGTTCTGATAGAATATATAAAGACATATTACTAAAGTTTTGGGAGAAAATATTATCATTTCTAAAGTTAGGTTTGATATTATCTTCGGGAACTATATAAGCTTTAGATATTTTACCATATCTTGATGGTAAAGAATAACATCTAATTATATAATCTTCTCTTGTAACTGTTCTTAATTGAGTTGGGTAAGCTGAAAGAGCATTTTGTCTAATTTGTTCATTTGTATCTCCTGCACCCCCTCCTGAAGCAGGTCCTGGGTTATTAAATGCTAATGAATCTACTACAGCAGAAGATATAGTAGGATTTAAATTATTACCATATACAGCTATTGATCCTGTATGAAATGTATTTAATGTATTTGAAGGTATATTTGAAGCTGCTCCACCACCTATAACATATTCTACATTTAAAGTAGTATTTGCTGGGGCTAAACCATATGTTTGAGTATATTGGAAATTTGAAGGGTCCCAAGCTGTAGTCAATTTATCTTGACCATAAGGTAATCCTAATCCCACTTCATCAGGGTTAGGTATTATTACTTCATCTGGGTTAGATGATACTCCAGGTCCAAATTGTAATTCTAAAGTATTATCATCTCTAAATCTAGAGACAAATCTTTGAGGTACCTTTTTAATTTTTAATAAATAAGGTACAGTACTATTGTATTGAGATAAATTAGGATCATTTGTAGCTATATTATCTACCTCATCAAATATACTTTCTTGAGCTAAATAAGGAACTTCATACCATCTAGTGTCTTCACTATCTGTTACTTTTATAATTCTAATAATATTACTGTTTGATATATTAACAGTATTAAATCTTTCGGCTAAACCAAATTCAAATTCTTGGTTTACAACTTTTCCTGCTGATGCCATAACTGATTTTTTAAGTAGATAAAATGATGGTAAATTATCATCATCTACAGAATAAACAGAAACATCTGTTGGGTCATAAGATCCGGATAAGGTGAAATCTATATTAGAATTTAAGTAAAAATATATATCTGTTTGGTCTTGAGATCTAATTTGAGCACCTTCTTCAATTTGAAGGGCATAATTAAAATTAGGTTCAATAAAACCTTGGGTATCTGTTGAAGGTACAACTTGGTACACATCTACAGATACTGTAGACGCTCTAGTTACTTTAGGATTATAACCATAATTATAAGCTAATGTAAGTAAATTATTTCTTTGTTTAGCATATTGTAGAAAATTCTCTTGAATTTGATTTTCTGTATAAAAATTTAAAACGTCACCAACATATGATGCCATTTCCATTAACATAAGACCTGGGGAGGCTTCGTTAAAATCGGTATAAGTGTCAGGATAATAAGTTTCTGCAAACTCTATCATCCTTTGTTTTAAGGCGTCAAAATCTTTATTAAGATATTGTATTTTTTTAGATGGTTGAGACATTTGTAAATGTTATTGTTATTTCATCGGTTATATTAGTATCTTTTATAGAGTATTTAAAATTAATAAGTGCTACATGGTCATCTTCTTGAAAACCTATACTTACATCTTTTACTTCTATTTGTGGAAAATATTCATCAATCCCATCTTCTATAAAAGCTTTTATATCATCTTTGCTTTCATCTGTTAAGGGTTCAAATAATAAATTTCTTAACCCAGAACCAAAATTAGGTTTAAATACCCTTTCTCTTCTAGAAGTTAAGAAAAAATTTAGTAAATTAGCTCTAACAGCATCTTTAGTTAAATAGGTAGAATTAATACCTGTATTCCCATCAAAGGGAATACGTAAACCTATTCCTCTATTAGGGAATAAGTCTGATTGTGTTTTACCTATAAAATTATATCTAGCCATTATAATTTACCTTTTTCTTTTAAAGTACCCATCATTTGAGAAAAATCTGGGACTGCATCTATACTTACTTGGGAAACGTCATTTGCTCTTTTCCCTTGCATCATTTCATCTACTGAACTAACTACAGGTGTAGCTGCTCCAGCCATTGGTCCTCCACCAGACCATCCTACTGCATCTTGAGCATTGTAAGAACCACCATTAATGTTTCTCCATTCTCCTGAAGCTGCGGTTGCGTTTAAAGCTTCCATTACAGGATTCCCATTTGATTCAAATTGAAATTCTTTAACAGGTTGTCTATCTTCATTAACTAATTGGGAAAATGATTTTTTAACAGGTTGTTTTACTTCTTTAGTTATAGGTGGTTGTGAATTAGGGGTGCTAGCTACTGTAACTGCTTCAGTTATAATAGCCTTAAGTTCCTCATTCATGGCACTTTTAACTTCTTCTCTAATGATTTTTCTTAATTGACTTATTTTCATTGGTAATAAATATTTATTTTTAAAACTTATTTAATAGAAATTGATTTAGAATCCTCTAAATAACGCTTCATTTCTAAATTTCTTTTTCTTTCTAATCTTAACATTTCCTTTTTTAAGGGAAAATGTAAACTTTTTTGATAGTCCTGTTTTCTGTAACCCATATTGAATTTCTAAAGGAGTATATTTTTTTGCTTTTAAAAAGTTTATTAATACAGCAATATTTTTTAAATCATCTCTATTTTCCCTAAGTTTAGAAAAATTATCTGATATTGTTACTTTATTAATAGAATTTACTATGCTTAAATTATTAGCTTTTTTAGCACCACCTAAATCCCTAATTAGACTTCTTACGGAGGCTCTTTGTGAACTTGTAGTTCTAACTTTATTTTTTAGAATAGCCATAGCACCAATTCCTCCCCTAGTAATGTTAGGGATATTTTTAAAGAATGATATTTTCATTGAACTTATAAGTATTGCAACTTCTCTTACTTTTTTAGGGTTTGGGGTTTCATTAGGTGATGATGCTTTAGATTTAGCTTTTGCTCTATCTCTTTTTTTCTTTTCTAATTTATCTGCTAAATCTTTTTCTGCTGCTATACTATTAACTAAAGATGTAACACCTGCTTGTGCTTCATTTGCTTGTAGTTGTTGTTCTTTTAAATCAATATCTAACATTTCTTCAGCATCTGATTCTTTGAAAGTATCATCATTACTATCTGGGGATGCTATAGTATCGTATCCATCAATTATAAATTTAGCTTCGTTGAATAATACAGCTGTATTACTAGCATAAGTTGGATTTGTAGAACCTTTTATATCTCCATTGGGGTCAAAAATATTTGCATATCGTCTTATAATACTAATGTTTTGATCTACAAGTTCTTCTTTTTCTACATTGATACCATACCCTAAGTATATTAAATCATACACCCCATTTCCTGTTTCACTATCTTCAGGACTTTGTGGTCCCATAGTAATTCCTGGAATAATGATATTTTTAATTTGAGGTACTTGTTTTTCAAGGTTTGATAATGATGTTTTAGCGGATGTAACGGCATCACTCATAGCTTGATCTAAATAATTATCTTGGGTATAAGGACATTGTGATAGATTTTGTTTTAACTGTTCTAAAGCAACTATCATTGTTATTATTTCTCCTCTAACACCCGCAAGAGATACTATTACTGAATCTAAGAAATTGGAAAGTACTTTTAAGAAATCTCTTATTTCCTCAGCTTTATGAAATTCCATTTCATTAGACTTAGTACCAGCTTTTACAATAGTCCCTACAGTTGTATAACGAGCGGGGATGGGTATTCTTTTAAGAAGTTTAGCTATAACAATATAAATTTTAATTAATATATTAATAATTTTAATTATTGTACTAATAGTTTGCATATAACCTATAATTTTAGATATAATGGCTTCTACAGTAACTACTAATTGAATAATTTTTTCTACTCCTTCAGCAAGTTTATCAGGACGAATAAAATCTTTTAGTATTTTATTTACCATTTCAACTTCTTTACCAAAGAAAGCATTTAATACATTTTGAGGGCTAGTAAAAGGAAGTAAAAACATTTTTACAGCGTTTAATTCATCTCCTAAACCTATTAAGTCTATAGGGTTAATTGCATCAATAGCAATACCTTCTGCTACATCTATTTTAACTTTTATTTCTTGTAACTTCTTATTTATTTTATCTGCCCCAGGAATGTTTTCTGAAAATTCTACAGGGACTTCTATTCTATCTATTTCATTTTTTATTTCAATTAAGGCCTTAATTGTTTCTTCTTTCTTCCTTTTTTCATCTTCAGTTAATTCCTTATCTATTTCTTTGGCAACAATCTTTTTTAAATCAAGTTTACCTAACATATCAACAAACTTTTTTAACTTACCAGCATGTTTGTCAATAGCCTTTTGAACAGGACCATCTGGGGGTAGAGCTTTACCCATAATATATCCTAGAGGATTACAAAAATCAATACTATTAATTTCGTATAGTTTATCATTTACAAATAAAAGTTGATCTTCAATTTCATCTGTAGCTTTTCCTACGTTAGTGGATACTTTTCCTAATATGGGTGCAAAAGGGATAGCCATTATTTAGTATATGTTAATTCTGAGTTCATGTTCTCAAGTTCATTTTTTATCTTTTTTGTTACCCTTTTTAAAATTACTCCCGCTCTGTTTGAAGCTACAATTGGAACCCCATGACCATCAACAGAAGTTTCTAATTGTGATCCAGCCTTAGCTAATTCTCCTGCTATTTTTTCTAATAATCTTTTTAGAATATCTCCCTTTGATACAGGGTGGAGAGCACCTAAACCTAAATCAATACGTGGAGAATTAATGATACATTTATCTTTACTATCAAAATTAATAGTCCCACCTGAACCTAGAGACACCGCTTTATTAGCATTGATAAATGCTGAATCATCGCGGGCATTGATAAACACTCTACCTGAATTTAGTATAATATGTTCTCCCGTATAAGGGAATTCTGGTGTGTAAGCCATTTTAACTTTCTATTAAGGTGTAAGTAAGTTTATATTTACTTCTTGATTGTTCTTTATATTTTCTACTTTTATCATTTAGTTCTAAAAATATTTTAAAATCTTCTGAATTAGCAAATACTTGACAACCTGCTGACCATGTATTTACTCTGGTTGAAGTACCTCTTGGGTTTGATTTATGAATATTAATCCCAAAACCACCTGTTTTTTCTTTAAGATTTGGATCATCATAAACTAAATCTTTATTCATATCTCTATATACAGTTACATTTCCTCCTTGTTGACGAAGTGCTAAATAAGCACCATTATGATACCCAAACATATAAGCCCCAGGATACTGTCCTGGTTTTAGTATAGCAGAACCAGCAGAAGAATATGGTTTAGTCATATAATCATCTCCAGGTTGAGTTGTGATAGCAAATACAAAAACTTGTAATTTTCCACTTTCATCTTTATATTGTATTACTATTTTATCATCAAATCTATTAGTTACGGTTTTACCTGCGTTTTTATTTCTAATTCCTGTAACATTTAATTCCCAAATACCATCATTATATTTAAAGTTATTAGCTTTGTAAAGATCTTCTATTTCTTTACCTAATTTATCTTGATCATCAAGTGATAAACTACTAGAGGCAATTTGACCTGTGAATTCATAAGGTGTAGGATTTGCATCACCACTAAACTCTCCGCCTAATCCTGCCATTCTGTCAACTTGTGCCACAATAGCTTGTGAAGTATCCCCTCCTGATGTTATATTAAGGTTAAGTGATTGTAAATTTATATAAGCTGGTTCAAATGCCCTTAAGGGTTGACCAGAAAGCATATATAAAGATGAACCATCCCTATTAATATCTTCAAAAATTGGATCCCATGGGTTTTGAGATGTATCTCCTTTTTGTTTATTTCGTATAATAACCACGGGTTCACCATTTTTTCCTTCAAACCCCCAATCATTAATGGGTTGTTGTTTTGGAGTTGAACTACCTAACCTAATACTATTACCAAATCTACCTTCTACAATAACATCCCCTTCACTAGGTAATAAGGCTCTAATTTTATCATTTTCTTGAAAAGTATCTCCAAATTTTAGTTCTTCCGGGGATTCGAAAGGGTCTTGAGTTACACCACTTTTAAATGAAAAATTTGAATTATTTCTTTGTTTTGTTTCTAAATATTTTAAATCAGGAAATCCATTATGTTGAATATTATTCCATAAAGATGCAACTGCAAAATAATAATATTTTATAGATGTAGGGTCACCCTCATTCATCATAATACTAGGGCCTGATATAATTGCTACAATTTCGTTGGCAACTGGGTATTTAGTTATATTTGTTAATAAGGGGGATGCTATGTTAGCTGCGGATAAGTTACCAGTGTCAATTTGGGTTCCCATAGGATGAAATTTAATAAATCCTGTTTGGTTATAATCCCAATCCCCTTGTTTATTATATTTCCAATTAGTTTGTCTTGTAGATGTAGTATTAGGAGTAATAGAAACATCTAACACTCTCCCAAATATAATATTAGATGAGTTATTTTTAGATGACTTTCTACTACTTTTTCTATTCTGTTTACTTAAACTAGGGGAATCGATTGCCATTATGCGCTTTCTTTAACGGTTTCTTGAGCTTTTGTTTCTAACTCATTTAATGAAGCAAATAACATTTCTTTATCTTCATCTGAAAGTAATTCTTCACCTTCAGCTTGCTTAGAATTCATAGCACGTTGTACTATACCCGCCATCTTTAATAAATGGTCATCATTTTTTATTGATAACTCCATATATTCCTTAATTAAAGGAACTATAATTGTTGCTTCTCCTGGGGTTGTGACTAAAGGTTTTAGACCCTCAATTAGGCTTTTTAATTGACCCTCCTTATCTTTTTGATTGGTATGTATCTCTTTTAAGAGATCTGCGAAGTTCTTTTTACCGAAAAGTTTAATTTGTTCGAAATCCATATATTATCATTTGATATAAATATGTCCTATAGGAAGAATTTTACTTCTCTGTTGTAATATATCCCTTTTCGAAAAATTCTGATATTTTAGATTTGTATACCTTTTTCATTTTCTTAATAACCTTAGTTATTTGAGGGGTATCTTGATCTGTTATTTCTCGGATGTAAATATAAAGAGCCTTTTTATTAAATATATCTAAGTTTTCTCTTTTCCTAAATAATTCCATAATAGCATCTGCTGTTTTGGCATCTTTTTTCTTAGGATATAAATCAAATAAATGGTGATCCATATATTGGATAAATTGATCTACAAACTTACCTATTTCAGTTTTACCATTATGATGAGAATTATATAAATCATTAGAGATAGAAAAATCTGTATCTATAGAATCAACAGGAGCTTTTTGTTTTAGTTTTTTATAATTATTGTTATTGTAAATTATAAGATACCTTTTAGCAATAGTACCAAAATAAGAATAAGCTTTACCCTTCTCTTTTTTATACAAGTGTAATTTTTCTAATAAAAATGAAGTAACTTCATGTTGAAGTTCAGCGATAGTTTCTACTTCCGTATAATAAAATTTAAAAGTATGGATTATATTTTCAGTTAATTTATGAAAACCATACCATATTCTTTCATTATATATCTTATTTCTAAGTTTGGGATCTGATTCAGCTAGGTATTCTATAATAGCATTTTCAGTGTCTTCGGTAAAGTATAAGTTTTTAGTTTTGGGTTTTCTTTTTCTAATTGTACCTTTTTTTGTGTACAAAACCTTTTTATCTTCTTCTTTTACAGGTACCTTTAGAACTTTTCCCTGTAAGGATTCGTCTAAAGTCATAATATGTTATTGGATTTTATATTCGTTAATGATGTCTTGGATCTCTTTTACTTGCTTAAAAAACCAACCAATCTCATCATCTGATTGAAAGGTTCCTCTAGAATCAATTTCTTGTAGTTTCTTATCTGATTCCTTAATAATAGAAGTGATGCTAACTATATATTCATTTTGTTTGATAGCTATATCCTCCAACTTTTCATTTTTCTTAACTAAATTAATTATTGCATAAATCCCGGTTCCTAAAATAACGATACCTATATTAATTAATACTATGGCTAATGTTTCATTCATGTTTATATGTTTTTAACTAAATCTAATAAGTTTGAGTTTTTTCCTGCTTCTTCTAAAGTGAAATTAACTCTCTTTTGTTTAGTATTTGTTTCCTTCTTAGGTTGAGTAGACTCACCTTTAAATTTAGGTAACCACTCTTGTTCAAATTCAATACGAGCTGCCATTAAATCTGCCTGATGTAATATAAAAGGTAAGGATGTACGTGGTTTTTGTTCGGGCATATATGCCTTAAGATATTTTTCATTAGAACTATCATACAAACCATCATGTGTTTGGATAGCTACCATTTCATTAAAAGAATAGGTAATATCATGTTGCTGGAGTAAAAATAATCCTCTATCAGGAACAGAAGCAAATGCTAGTTGTTTATTAAACATATAATCCTCTCCTAATTTTTCTCTTCTCCACTTATCAGTTTGTGGTATATAGGATTCATGATCTTTATCTCCCATTTTACCTAAATCGTGGTTAATAGCAGAAAATACTAATTCTTCTTTAGTAAATGTGGTCATATCACAACCCATACTTTCCCATAAATCATACAATCGAAGTGCTCCTTCAACTACTTTATTAACATGATAAACATAACCACCTGGAAAAGATGAATGGTATTCTTTCTTGTGAGCAGCTGGCATTAATGCAATTCGCTCTTCATATTTCTTATAGAAGTTAGTTAATTGTTCACCTCTATTACCTGGGATATGAATGTTGATGTTGTCTAGGAAAATTTCCCAATTTGCTTTAATTTGTTCTGCTTTTAAAACCATTATTTTATTTTATTATTGTTCGTTATTGATTAACGTTTGGATTGATTCAATTTTTTCCTTAGTGGTATTTAAGGTTTGGTTGAAATTAACCATATCCCTAGTACCTGCCTGGTGTCTAAGGATATTTAATTGGTTATGTAATTGGTCCAATTTATCTGATACTAATTGTTTATATCTCATAATAATCTTTTAATAGAAGCTCTAGTGCTTCATCTATTGTGTGGAATATACGAACGCCCTTCTGGGGAGCCAAATTTGTATGTGGAAGAAGTACATCATCTCCATATAAAATTACGGGATAATATCCATCTGTTTGATATTGTAATTCAATTGAATCTCCTAATTGAGCATTTTTTTCAATATCAATTGGTATAAAGGGTACATTCATTTTAAGTAGAGTGTCCCTTAATAATGAACAAACGTTACAATCTCTAAGCGTAAGTACATAAATTTCATCTATTCTTTCCGCTTTATTTTCTAATTCCATTTTAATTTTCACATTTTTTTTAAAATATGGGGTTGAAGGTACGAAGGCTTCTTTGGGGAGGCACGTCTTTTTTAATTTTTCTTTAAACCCTTATATTTGGTTAATAAATCACTCATATTTTTTACTTTAGAACTAAGTTCATACATTTCAGAATCATCAAAAAGTGGCAAAGCAACTTCATTAAGGAATTCAAACATTTGTTTAGCTTCACTATCTTTTAAATCATTAAAAAAATGATCATAATCAACCTTCCCTAAATCTAATACATCAGCCATTTGATCAACCCCTTCAGTAATAGTAGTCATCAAAAAATCTTTCAATAAGGGGCTCAATGCTCCCATATCTTCTAAATCTTGTTTAGTAATCATAAAAACTTAAATTAAAATAATAAAATTATATATAAAAAGACTCAAAAGGCTCTTCTCGAAACATCCCCAATACGATTATACATATATACAAATATAGGAAATTAAATGGGATTTAACCTTATTCTTACAGTCTCATATTCGCTATGGTAACCATCAAAGTACACTTCAATATGTATTGTTATTACTTGATTTTCACGTATAGCATTGTTATCTCTTACACCGATAATATTACGACCATAGATTTTACCTTGAGGTAAATCATAATCAGTAGCTTGGGTTGATAACCTAAATTGACTACCTGTTTCCACGTATGACTGATCCGAGAGGTATTCACCCCATACATTATGTTCACCGTTATATAGATAATCAGCTTTCATCTTAGAAGCTTCTGTAAATAATTTGAAGTAAGGGACGGTCTGGAGAGTATCTAGGTAGACATCCTGAATATACCCATCATCAACAGGAAAGAAATTAAATATATCCCCACTATTAGTAATACTACTCTCCACAGAGGGTACCCCTAAAGCAAAATAATCCTCAGATATCTCATCTACCGAACATGACGATAGAACAAATAATAATGCAATTAAGGGGAAAAACATCTCCTTGATACTCTTGATCAACCCAACGGTGAAATGATACAAAAATATTGTAACAAATATAGGCCATGCTATAATAGCAAGGAAACGGGCTAAATTGCCAAACTTAAATTGGGCAGTAACTTCTTGTTTACCAATCCCACTATTAGCCAAATCCATAATAATTGACCAAAATACTCCAAATAATAAATAATTCATAATACTCATAACCTTTGTTTTTAATTATTGATTCATTTTCTCTAAGTCCGATAACGTCTTAGTTAACATTTTATGATATTCTACCGGATCGATGCTGTTAGGATTATCTGGGTGATATAACCATACTTCTTCGATTTGTTTTGATACTGCGATCATTTCATTGATTAATTGCTCTTTGTCCATAATTTTGATTTTAAATGTATTTTTTACCTATTAAATTAATTGATTCTTCTATTGTCTCAAAGTCAACAGCAAAAAACTCTCTATTTGAGTTAACTCTGTATTCATCTAAAAAGTTGTGGACTTCTTGTTCTAATTCAAAACCATTAAAACAATGAAACCCATACTCTACCTTATAAGGTAAAGCAACACCTGTTGCATTTGATAATTCTTTAGCTCTTTTATGAGGATCTTTTGAAGTAAATCCTACTTTATAAGTACCGGGCATTGTAGGGTTTGATAAAACATATACCCAAGAATCAAAACCACCATCTTTATTTTTGTACTTATTAATTTTACGTCCTGTATAGTAAGTAACGTCTTCCCAACCATTATCTTTGGGGGTAAGTGTGAAGTATTTTGCAATATCTAATCCACGACCTGTAAAATCGTCTTTAACTGCAACGTATTGCTTTGCTTCTTCTATAGATAACCTTTTCATGTCTGTAATTATTATACATGAATATACGAAAGATATCTACGGTAGCCAAATTACTCCGCGGGAAATTCTAATTTTAGTTGTTTTCCCCAACGAGCAAGTTTTTCTTCTGCTTTTTTAATCTCTTTTTCCCAATGTAAGTCATCCCAACCCGAATTGTATTTGGATCCATGATTTTGTTTACATCTTTCTAACCATTCTTCTGTTTCTCTATAAGTATCTGCCATAATGTTTGTTATATAAATATATACTTGATCGATATCAAAATCTCTTGTTAAAAAGAAATCTTAATACCTAATAATTTTCTACCAAAAGGGATTAAAATGGTTGATCTGGATGATATTCGTCGAATTCATCCCAATCTTTCTTATTTTTCCCTTTACGTGAGTATTTTTTCTTACTCTTTTGAACATTAGGACGTGATGCATCCCAAATGTCTTTCATCTCCATCTTCTCTTTCCGTAACTTAGCCATAATATATTTGTATATACTAATCGATGTGTATATCCGTTATTTATCTCTCAACTACTCAACCTTTTTGCCGCCGATATCCACCCATCGATGGACCGCGGTTATCGTGGGAGCATCCCGCTATCATTCCGCTGTCGCCCGCAATCGGCCGATATCATCCGCTAGTAGTATGAATTTTCCAAATCTCCCTCATCTTCGTCATCTTCACCGTCATAATATAAGGGTGCGTCTCTTTCATATAGTCCGTCGTCAATTTCGTCTTCCAATTGATCTAATGCGGTTTGTGCTTCCAGCAATGATACTTGCACCCTGGAGCGTATTTCTTCACTTATGTCGGTATTGTCTTCATATTGCATTAATCTGTCTATATTTTCGATTAATATGTTTAATTCGCTTTTAACTTCACTTAAATCGTATGCCATAATATCATTTATTTATTTGTCCTAAATATACGAAGAAAAGGGGAGGCATCCAAGCGGACGCCCGGATACCTTCTTACGGTTAACACTTAATTAAAACACAAAACACAAACATAAACGAAACATTGTGCTAACCACCCTACGTGTGGGTCAAACATCAAAATGGTAATGGTTCATCAACCAAGCTTTTAGGATAAAACGTATGGTCATCTATTTTTCTATATTCAAAGCTAGCGAACGGCTGTTCCCCCATTTCCACAATTTCTATACAATCGGAATGACGTCTATTTTCAATTGATAGCTTTAGATCATTGGCTCGTTTTTTAGCCATATAATCATTTTCAGCATAAACATACATTTCCATTTTTACTACATATCTATTATCTTTACTCATATAACCTTTATTAACATATTACATGGTGAATATACGAACCCTAAGTGCGGTATCCAAACCTTATTGCATGTGTTTTTGTTAAGGGACGTGACGTAGCAGACACCACTGCCATGCATCACTTTATAACCACAACGTCGATCACCATGTCGACTGGATATCCCATTAACAAAATAAATTCAATCACTAACACGATTACATTCAGGGCATTGCTCGTCTGGATATAATGTTATGTCATTGCATTCGTCACACCGATCATCTATTTCATACATTATTCCGCTTGTACACATAACCTTTATTTTAATCATTAATACAGGGTAAATATACGAACCCTCCCCCGGGTCTCCAAATATAATCACACATTTTTTTTATTTTTTCATGGTTTTTTTTATTTTTTTTGTGAATAGGAATGAACATTAATATATACTTTTTGTTCATAGAAAAATTTGGAGGTGCAACCACAAATGTGCACATACCCCTCGCTTTACACCCCA